AAATGAATCCACAAAAAACTCCTTTGAGTTTTGATGAAAAGTCTTCGATAATAAAAAGACATGGTATAAAAAACATCAAACGAGTTATTAACCCGTATATGCCCACTGAATTGATAAACGAATTAGATCCAACAAACACTATTCTTATTTTTGCAGTTAGTTCCAAAAATGTATCAAATTTAAAACAATTCAATAAATTAACAAAGTATAATGGTTCATCCAATTTGCCCATAAAAGATGTGCAAAATCCGTATGTATATTATATTCTAACAAATGAAGTTAAATATGATTTACCAAGTTTTGGACGATTGAATTCTGAAAATATATTTAAGGCTTTAAGTGACCGAGAGGCAAAACTATCCGAATTAAAGAGTAGATTTGTTTCAATATTCGGTTGGTTTGAAGCGGAACTATTCAATATGATTGTAAAAAAATTCAATACAACTCGTGGTGAATTAAAAGATGGTAAAGAAGAATTAAAACCCCTACAAATGGTTACAAGAACATTTTGGAATAAAGTATATGAAAGTGTTATCAATGAAGTTGCAATGTTACCACCAATAATAATGAATAAATTGGAGGGAATTGCAAAAGATAGCCTCTACAAGTTAGAAGATTATATTGATGATAATATAACAGTTGAGTCATTCGAGGAGATTGTTGAATCCAAAATTTCTGTTTTATTTAAACAAATGGGTAATAAGTCAAAAAAAATTGTCACAGTAGGTATACGAGAAGAGCCATACGTTAAAGAATTGAAAACATCAGACTTGGACGCGTATGGGCAAATAAAATTGAGTGAATTTAATATTGAGATTAGGGATAAGAAAACAACCATAGACTATTCCTATACAAAGTTTAAAAATTTAATAGATTTGGCTTTAGATGATGAATTACCCGGAACAATTGCCGATAAATTAGAGCGTGCAAAGAAAACAGAACAGTGGTCAAAATACGAATTAGAATTAAAACGATTGAAAAATCATAACGATTTCTCAATGAATAATAGGGCATTATTCGATTCCGACGGTTCTATTTATGATAACGATTATAAATCTATACTTACTTTGAATTTTGATTGGTTTCTATTATTTCTAAAATTGTATTTAGCTAAAACAGGTTTTATTGCGGTAAACACTAAAAAGGTTATAGATGACTATATTAAAACCACATATATTAGTTTGATTTCTCACGAATTAATACATTTTGTTCAATCGATAAAACAACAAATAGATAGTGGTGAACGTCAATATGCAAAGTATGAATTTAACAATCCCGAAAAAATAGGACAAGAAAAATTCAATAAAATGTATTTATCAGATAAAGCTGAAATTGGAGCTCACGCTTATCAATTTGTTACCGATTTAAAAAAGGCTTATCCTAACAAATCACCCGATGAACTATTGAAAATGTTTCAATCGGGCAAACTTCCAAAGAAGAAATTTTCACCAATGTATAATTATATTGGGTACTATATGAAACTATTGAATAAAGGAAAACAAGACGAAACTGTAAAGAGATTTATAAAGACGGTGTTTTTAACATTAAAAAAAGATTAAAGGTGTGTTATGATTAAGATTGATGGTGTTGATGATATTAAAAAACTTCTACACGGTGAGCATGAAGCTCAACAAAAAGTAACTGTTGGTTATGTACCTGAAGGACAAAATGTTGATGGTAGTAGAAAAATTGGAGACCGTTGGTTCGATGAAGATGGAAATGAATGGGAACAAAAAAATGGATATAAAATAAAATTAGGAAAGGTTTGGCAACAAGAATTACATGATTACTTAAAATCCTTCCCAAATTGTAGAAAGGAAACGTGTACTTGTAGTATGCCAAAACGAATGGACGAAAAAATGCGTCGTATTCATGGTATGTGTTTTGATTGTGTTATTGACATGGAACATAAAATCCGTCTCGAAGGAAAATGGGATGAATACGAAAGACAGAAAGTAAAAGAAAATGCTATTGCTTGGCTTACAGAAGCTGAACGTGATAAGAATTTAATTGCAGAAGAATTATCGAAAATGGATTTTGCAAATGAATTTGGTGATTCTGAAAAGTGGAACGTTCCATTTACAAAAGAAGAACTATTGGAAAAGATAGAAAATGAATTTAAGGAATTTAGGGAAAATTTCATAAAGAAATTAGAAGATGCTGATTTAACTGAAGATGATGTTGAAGTTATGTTTAATAGCAAACCTAATATTGATAACCAAAACGTTATAAAAATGACGTTAACAGAGAAAGGTGATGAAAAACAAACGTAAAGTAGTGACGGAAATATTTTCAGGAATACATGGGGAAATATCATCAAAAAGAACAATTATGTTTCTTTCATTTTTGATGATGATAACAATGGCTACCCTATCAACTTTTTATGGTAAAGAAGTTAAAGATTTCATATTTGATGGATTTTTATACATAGTGGTTGGTAGTCTTTTTTCCGTTGCATCCGAAAAGTTTAGCTCACGATTTAACAAAGTAGATAAGCAAAATTATTATGAAAGTAACTTGGAAGAAACATCTAACGGAGATACTAAATGAAAAGTATAGTTGTTGAAAGAAATGTGCCGTCAAATAAAGAACTTTATTCAAAAATAAAATCAAGGATAAAGAGTAAATATAAAGTTTGGCCAAGTGCATATGCATCTGCCGCTTTAGTGAAAGCGTATAAGGCCGCTGGTGGTAGTTATAGAAATGTAAAAGAGACTATAAATAACCCATCATATCATTTGGAAGCTTATGCTACAAATGAGTGTGGTCAAATAACAGAACTACATTTTGTATTAGGTGAGTCCGATAAACACACTATGACGGAGGCAGAATATAGAGGTAGAAAGGTATCATTAGGCAAACCATTCAGAACTCCGGGTGGTCCGAAAAAGTTTTCTGTATATGTTAAAAAACCAAATGGCAACATAGTCAAAGTTAATTTCGGTCACAAAGGTGAGGGTGGTAAAAAAACAATGAAGATTAAAAAAAGTAATGCCGCCCGTAGACGTTCATTTAGAGCTCGTCACAGGTGTGATTCTCCAGGTGAAAGATGGAAAGCTAGGTATTGGAGCTGTAGATTCGGTTGGCCAAGTTCAGGTAAAGGTGCAATAGATAAAACTTAATTATGGTTGCAAAAGTATTCAAATCAATTTTAACTCCATTGATGGAGCAGCAAGCATTTACAAACTATGAAAAGGCTGCAGATGCGATTGCTACCGCGTATGATTTATCAAACGTTGGTATGAGTATGACGATATTCGGTTCTATTTTAATGAAAGGTGACAAAGAAACCCTGAAGAGCTTTTTACTTCAGGGTTTAACCATGAATAGTGGATTGACGAGTTACTTACCCGTAGTTGAACCTGGGTGGACATTGATGGCTAATGGATTCTGTCTGTATTGGGCAACTGCAACATTCACACCACTACCACCCATGCCACCAACGGTTTCGCCATTAACAGGAACACAAGTATTATTTCCTGGAAGTCCCTCTATTTTGGATATAGGGCTTAAAGTCGCATTTACTCAAGGTGATTTAACAAATGCATTAAATATTTTATCATTGGTTTTAATCGCACATCAATTGACAATAGCGGGTACGTATAACGGACTAATACCATCGGCTCCATCACCTATACCGTTTCTTGCACCGTGGGCTGCTATTATAGGTATACCCGACGTTGATATTGATAGTGATGAAACGTCAACAAGTGGAACATCGGGAACAACAGGGACGAGCGGAACATCGGGAACAACAGGGACGAGTGGAGCATCAGCTGTAGATGCAAATGCACAGAAAATAAATGATTTGATTTCAAAAATTAATGATTTGAAGAAATTGAACGATTCTGATTTGCAAAATAGAAGTGGTGATTTAAATAACATTTCATCTGATTTGGATAAACTGTTATCAGATCCTAATATAATAAAATCAAAAGAATATCAGAGATTAGTAAATGTTTTGAATGAATTGGTGAATCTGAAAAACAGAATAAATAGAATTGTTAGTGTTAGCGAAGAAAGATTCCCATATAGTGGCGATTGTTTGGATTGTTGATAATTATTTATATTTCATATATTTATTTACATGGAC